TTGGGAATATAATAGAAGAGTTATTAAAGTAATAAAGTATCTACTAAAAAAAGATGGAACTGCTATATTACATGCAAATAGTAAGAGAACAATATGGAATGAAGAGAACATTACAATGTTGGGTGATGAGGTTGGTTTTAAAACACAGATAGATGGTATTGGTATCACGGATACAAGATTGATGACAAAAGACCATTGGAGAATACAAGAACAAGTGCCAGAACATAGGGAAAGTATAGGAATGTGTCAAGATGGTGAGGATTTGATAAAGAATCCTAGATATGTGTGGCGATGGACACATATATAAACATGGGAGAAAATTATGCCGACATATACATTTAAAAGAGAGGAGTGTTGTGGAGACCAAATGCAACTTTGGACAGACTTCATGACTATTGCAGAAAAAGAAAAGTATTTAGAAGATAATCCAGATGTGAGACAAGTTCTGGTTGCCCCTGCGATTGTAAGTGGTGTTCAAGGAATGACACATAAAGAGGATAGTGGATGGAAAGAAAACATGCAGAGAATATCTGAGGCCCATCCAAACTCACCTCTTGCAGAGAGATATGGTAATAGTGAGTCAAATGCGAAAAAGAAAGCAAGACAAAAGATTGATAATAGATTAGGGGTTGGTGTTAGTAAATCAACTAAACATAATTTAAATAATACAGAAGTAGTTGGGAAAAAACACACTTATAAAGATGTATAAACCAGAGAACTTTCATTTGTCAGAAGAAGGACATACCATAGAAAAAAGAGTCCAAAGTTTATATTACAAATATAGATACACTGGATTTGAACTTTTAAGAAAGATTCCTAGAGATGCAAAAGTATTAGATATAGGTTGTGGTACAAATATGTGGAAACCATATTTTGATGATCTATATGGGATTGATCCATATAATGAAGCTGCAGATGAGATGATAAAATTTGAAGATTACACACCACATAAAGAGTTTGATACTTATCTGGCTTTGGGTAGTATAAATTTTTACAGTAAAGAATATGTAGAAATGCAAATAGAACATTTAAGTAAAATAACTAATGGTGGTGACACTATTTTTTGGAGACAAAATACTGGCAAGAAACTTCAAAAAAAAGATATTAAAAATATGGGTGTTAATAATTGGACACCAAATAATGTAAAATATTTTCCTTGGGATTTGGAGAGTAATAAATATTTTGTAGATAAGTATGGGTTTGATTTGTTAGAGTTTGAAATCGACAATGAAAAAAGTCCTATGCGATATTATGCAAAGTGGAGTAGAAAATGAGTAAAAAATTAGAAATTACAAGTAAACACTTGGTTAATATAAAACCAGTTACAGATAACCAAAAAGTTGTATTTGAAAGTTGGAAAACTGGTCAATCACAATTCTTGTATGGTGCTGCTGGAACTGGTAAGACATTCGTATCATTGTATCTTGCATTACAAGAAGTATTAGATACCACTACAAAGTGGGATAAAGTTATTATAGTTAGATCTTTGATACCTACAAGAGAGATTGGATTCTTGCCTGGCGATGAGAATGATAAGTCTGCACTCTATCAAGTTCCTTACTCTAATATGGTTCAGTTTATGTTTGAACAACCAAATGAACAAGCATTTCAAATGTTGTATGATAAGTTAGTAAATCAAGGAACTCTATATTTTCTATCTACATCTTTCTTGAGAGGATTGACCTTTGACAATGCAATAATTATAGTTGATGAATGTCAGAATTTAAATTTTCATGAACTTGACACAATTACAACAAGACTTGGACAAGATTCTAAGATATCATTCTGTGGTGATTTTAGTCAATCAGACTTACTAAAGACACATGAGAGAAATGGACTTTGGGATTTTCTAAGGATTGCAGAAGAGATGAAAGAATTTAATTGTACAGAGTTTACTATAGGCGACATAGTAAGAAGTGGGTTCGTAAGAAACTACTTAATTCAAAAAACAAAACTAGGAATAGGGATGGAATAATGGATATTGTAGCATTAAGAAAACAACTAGAGATTGATGAGGGTATCAAGCATGAGATATATCTTGATCATCTTGGTTTGCCTACTTTCGGTATAGGCCATCTAATTATAGAAGGTGACCCAGAGTATGGCATGGAAGTAGGAACAGAGATTACAGACGATAGAGTAATTCAAGCGTTTGAGTCAGATTTAGAAACAGTTATAAGTGATTGTGAATCACTATATGAGGACTTTGATGATTTACCAGAGGAGTGTCAGCAAATCATTGCGAACATGATGTTCAATATGGGCTATCCAAGATTATCTAAATTTAAAGGTATGAAGGCAGGAGTAGATGCCAGAGATTGGAATAAGGCCGCAGATGAAATGGTTGACAGTAGGTGGTATCGTCAAGTTACAAACAGAGCAGATAGATTAGTAGAAAGGATGCGAGGTATAACCTAAAATGAAAACATTTAATCATGATACAGTTGAACTACCAGAACTTAAAACAAAAAATATAGATAAGAAAAGATTTTATCTTACACCAGACGGAAACGAATATCCGTCTATTACCACAGTATTATCAGTAAGAAATAAAGAGGCACTATTTGAGTGGCGTAAAAGAGTTGGTAACGAAGTTGCAAACCATGTGTCACGACAAGCAATGACTCGTGGAACTAAAGTTCACCATATGTGTGAGGACTTTCTAAATAACGAGTTTGATATAAACAAAGCAAAAAAAGATTTTCTGCCTTATTGTCTATTCACACGACTTGCCGAAGAGGCGTTATGCAAAATTGACATGATAAAATCACAAGAGTGTGGGTTATATTCTGATAAATATAAGGTGGCAGGCAGAGTCGATTGTATCGCAGAGTATGATGGTGTATTATCAATTATTGATTTTAAGACCTCTACTAAAGAACGAAGTGATTCATGGAACGAAAACTACTACATTCAAGGTTCAGCATACGCTGAAATGTTTGAAGAAAGAACAAGTATTCCAGTGCAACAAGTGGTAATACTTGTCGTAACCGAAGATGGAACTGTCCAAGAGTTCGTAAAAGATAAGGAAGAGTATTTACCTTTGTTGGAGCAAGCAGTTGCAGACTTCACTCAAAAGGAGCAAGAAAGTGCAAAAACTAACTAACCTACTAGTGGTTCTTTTTGTGGCTTTCTTTGCATGTCAATCTATTGCTACAGAAAGCCCTCTTTATGAACCAAAAGACAAAGAACTTGAAAACAAATATAAATACGAAGAATTTTCAGCACCACCTTTTCCATTCATGATTGAAAGACCATTGGTGTGTGAAAGATCAGATATGCTAATATCAAAACTATCTAGTGTACAGGCGCAAGTACCTATAATTAACGGATTAGGTGATATGGTAGATCGTACTAGTAATGAAGAGTTTCAAGTAAAAATATTTGTATCAGTAAACTTAAAGACACAAGCATTCACTGTGGTAGAATTACATGAAAATGGATATGGGTGTGTTCTTGCAAGTGGTAAAGATTTAAAAGGCATGGAAAAAATTATTCAAGGAACAAAGATAAGACTTGACAATGCCATGTAAGTTATGATATAAATATACTTACAATTCGTTGATACGAGTTAAAGGCTGGGCTGGACATGGGGGCAGTACCCATCAGCTCCACCAAAAACACATGGGGTTTACATGGGTAAAATAATGATTGCGATCTTCATAACCATCATGCTAAGTTGGGGAACTTATGAGTGGTGGAAAGGTAATCACAGAATTGGTGTTAATACACCACTTGATCCAATCTTTCTTTTGTTCTAATCATGTGCTTTTGATGGGGCTGAAATAGGATCGACAGACAGAGATAGATGAGAGTAGAATTGTGGGATGACTGCCTAATAGGTCAAAAAAGTAAATGCAAACGATAATTTTGCATCTGTAGATTACGCTCTCGCAGCCTAATACTACTGAGTTTCGGTGGTGTACTTGGAAACAGAAACACCACCACTTAATTTTTATGAGGTTGAAATGAGAAAATTTATTTATGATTCTTGGGAAGGTGTAATGAACGCCGATGTGAATCCACTAAGACATATCCCAGACTTAAATGTAAGACATATGGTCATGCAGATATTAGCATGGATGTGGTGTGTAGCATTTTCTATGTACTTTGGTAGTATGTGGGTATTTGGTTTTACTGCAATCGCTCACTTAATTATTATTGGTGCGATAGTCGTAACAGTTGCAACATTCAAAGTTACACGAGACATGGATTGGGGTTATCGTACACCAAGTCGTTCAAGAGCGATATATCACAATGGTAAAAGAATACCACTAGATCCAAACGATGTTGGTGGAGAACACGAATGAAATTTAAACAAAACTCTAAATCATTCTCTATGAAAATAGAGTCTATTGCAAAAGAGAAAAATATATCACATATGGATGCTGTATTAGATTATTGTCACACAGAGAATATAGAGCCTGATACAGTTGCAAGACTAATCAGTAAAGGACTAAAAGAAAAGATTGAAGCAAATGCAAGAGATTTACATTTCTTACCTAAACATGCAAAATTACCAATTTAGTAGTTGACATTAGGTGGGTTTTGTGATACTATGATTCTAATAATTTAAACAGGCATAGATAGGATGGTAATTATGTCAAAAAGAAGTGAAGGTTTTTTTGAAGCAAAGTGCGACACTATGAAAGATCGCATTAAAACTTTGGAGTTTAACAATGCAGAATTGGTTGTTAAAAACAAAGAACTTATGGAGAGAGTAAAAGAACTCTCTATGAGGAAACCAATGTGGCCGAAAGGATATAGGGTGAAAAGATGAACAAAGGTGATTTAGTTACAGTTCTGACCAACGCTGGTGAGTTTGTTGGTCGATTAGACAAGAATGATGATACTGGTGTTCATCTAGATAATCCAAAAATGATTGTAAATACGCCAGAAGGTAAAATGGGATTTGCAAGAGGTGTTTGTATGACAGGCGAAGAGAATGCTAAAAGTGCAATCTTTCGTGCTGGTGGTGTTGTGATGGTCACAAAGTCTAATCCAGACATAAATAAGGCATATACAGAAATAGTTAGTGGACTAAAACTATGAATGGTGGCATTCCAATATTCCCTCTAGGTGTAATTAAGATTTACAATAATCCTAATCCACCAGTTTACAAGAGTGATTTTAAATTTGTTGGTCAGGGTGGTAACAATCCTAATACTACACAGTTTGGTGATGAGTTACCAAACATCGTAGAAAAACCAGAGATGAAAGATTTAAAAGTTTGGTTTGAGGAATGTACAAAAGACTATCTTGATAATGTCATGCAGATTGCATACGATGAATATTGGATACATGAGAGTTGGATAAACGAAGCAAAGCCAGGCTCACATCAGAATACACATAATCATGGTAATTCTATTATCAGTGGTGTATATTACTTTGAGTCTGTTCCACAGCATCCACCTTTGGTTTTTGAAAAGGTTGCATTTAATACTGACCCATTTATGTCATTGAGAAAACACTATAACAGAGGTAATCCAAACTTTCAGAATCAACTTGCTTTTCCATGCACAAAAGGTTCTTTGATTATGTTTAACTCATACTTGTATCATGGGTTTGCAAAGAATAATACAGAACACACTAGAGTAAGTCTTGCATTTAATATACTTGCAAATCTATCAGATAGAGATCATTACAAACTAAACTTCAAGAAAGAAGAAAGATTCTTTAATAGAGAACAGGCAGAATATTCAGTGCAAAGTAATAATGCTGAGGGTGAGATAACAAGAAGTATGTCCAAATGAAACATATAGTTTACGGAAATGGTGAATCTAGAAGAGTCATGTCACATAACGAGTGGACAATCACTTGGGGATGTAATGCAGCCTATCGTGATTTAGATGTTGACAATCTAGTTTCTGTAGACTATAATATGCAACAAGAGATATACGAAAGTGGATATGCAGAAAAGAATAAATGTTATTTTACAGATTGGGAAGTTTTACCACCAGAGTTTGGCGTAGAAAGTCTGATTATGGGATGGGAAGAAGGTAAGATACACGAAACAGAACAAAGAGAAATTAACAGTGGTTGTGTAGTTCAAGGTAAAACACAAGAATCTGTAGAAAATACAATAAAAGAATATATGGCACTTAATCCTAATTTAGATGAGAATGACTTGAGAGAAAAGTTATCTTATAATGTAGGATTATATATTACACATGTAGATGTTAAAGATATGGTAGAAACCATACAGTTTCCAAAAGGATGGTCTTGTGGGAACACTGCGATACATCTTGCATGTCAAAGTGGTGCAACAGAATTATACATGGTAGGTTTTGATGGAAATGATTATGGTAAACCTATAAATAACATGTATAAGGGTACAATGAATTATGTATCCGAAACCGCCAAAGGTTTCAATACTATAAACTGGGATAATCAATTTAAGACTATACTTAAAGAGTTTCCTAATACGAAGTTCTATAAGATTGATGATCGTAATGAATGGATTGAAACTACAGGCACAAATATACAAACGATAACATACGAAACATACGAAAAAGGAGTATAAAATGTCATTAGAAGAGTATAGAAAGTCCAAGTCCTTGGACAAACTACTTGGTGCAATCAAGGAAGATGATAAACCTCAAGTAGAGAAAAAATCATATGTAGACGAAAGAATGTGGAAACCAGAACTAGATAAATCTGGTAATGGTTACGCTGTCATTCGTTTCTTGCCTGCAACCGACATGACGAAATCATGGGTAAAATTGTATTCTCATGCATTTCAAGGCCCAACTGGACAGTGGTATATTGAGAACTCTCTTACTACTTTGCCTGGGCAAAAAGATCCAGTGTCAGAACACAATACTGCATTGTGGAACAGTGGTGTAGAGTCAGATAAGGAACTTGCTCGTAAACAAAAGAGAAAGTTGTCTTACTACTCAAATATCTATGTCGTAAGTGACCCTAAACATCCAGAGAACGAAGGTAAAGTTTTCTTGTTCAGATATGGTAAAAAGATTTGGGATAAAATCTCAGAGGCCGCAACACCAGCATTTGAAGATGAGAAACCTCTAAATGCTTTTGATTTGGATGAAGGTGCAAACTTCAAACTTAAAATCAGAAAAGTAGATGGTTATTGGAACTATGATAAGTCAGAGTTTGATGCTCCATCTGCATTGTTTGATAATGATGAGAAGATGGAAGAAGTCTTTAATAGTCAACATGACTTACAAGAGTTTCTTGCACCGACTAACTTTAAATCTTATGACGAACTCAAGACTCGTCTAGATGTCGTTCTATCTGGAACTGTAACTGCAAAGACAGCAGAATCTATTATGGATGATCCAGTAGAACCAGTTGTTGATACTAAACCTATTATGAGTGCTGATGATTTCAATAACAAGGCCCAAAAGGCCGAGGAAGAAGATGACGATACTATGTCATACTTTGAGAAATTAGCATCTAACTAGTAGAAAGCATGAACTGTACTATCGGGGCGGTTGTTGTTTGATAACAATGACTGCCCTTGATATGTTGTGGTTGGCTGATTTATTTTCTTTTTATCACTTACATCAATTATCGTAGTTTGTCCTGCCAGTCCTTGTTGATTTTTCATTTGTTCTGAACCAGTGATAAACTTTTTCTTTTCTGCTTCTGCAACTGGGTCTGTAGTAACACTCTCTACTGCATTTTTATTTGTCTCAACATCTAAACCAGTTTTAGGATCAATACCTGCCATTTTATAGTATCCATCTGGTATAGGATTAAGATTTATTTTTTGTCCACCAAACTTACCAAGAGGGCCGAGACTTATTTCTGGTAGCGTAAAAGATAGAAAGTCTGGTGCTGGTAACATTGCCCTCAGAACTGATTTCATAGCATCCCCATCGCCAGACATTAAACCACCTATGTCAAAATCAAAGAAACTACCAAACCAATCTATGACATCATCAACAATACCCATGATAAATTTACCAAGACTAAAAGGTTTAACATTACCTTGTTCATCTTTACCAAACCCAAAGATATCTCTGATAAAATTGATTGCAAGGTTATATGGTGCCAAAATGATATCTATAAACTTAGTTGCAAAACTATCGCCTGGCTTGAATGAAAATAAATCTTTGAAGAAACCTATGACATTTTGAAACTTCTCTTTGACAAAATCTAAAAGAAAGTTGGCGCCAGAAAAGATTTTAGAAGCAATGTCTTTACCAAAACTAAATATAGAACCAAAAAACTTTTTGATATTATTAAATCCAGACATAACTGTGTCTTTTATAAAGTTTCCAAATTTACTCAAAGAACCAACTACTGAATCATATGCACTTGTAAAGAAATTTTTGATAGAACCAAATATAGAATCTGATTTCTCTAGTCCAAAGATTGAAGCAATTACATTATAGATAGCAGTTATTGCTGTGTCCATAATACCCCTAAAAAACTTACCGATACCAAGAATTAAATCTGAGATACCACCAAGGAAGTCACCACTTGCAAACTTGTCAAATGCACCCTTGATATCACCAAACAAATTTTTGATATTCTTGAAAGTGTCGATAAACACTTTTTCAATAATTGGATATATCTCTTTCATTAGGAAGTTAAAAACACTTGTAAGTGCTGGAATGATATATGTTTTAAATACATCTACAAGTGCCATAACAGCAGGAACTGCCTTATCCATGATAAAGTTTTTAAGTTGATCGAAATACTTACTGTTTACAAATGCAAAGATTGCTGGGAGTGCAAGTGCTAATGCACCTTTTTTAAGCATATCCATCAATCCACCACCACCCTTTTTCGCCATATCTACTACACCACCACCAAGTCCTTTTAGACCATCTTTCAATCCCTCTAGTGATGTGAGTGATGAAAGAGTTGCCTTGAGAGATGCAGCCCTATCTTTCGCTTCCTCTTTCATTCTACCAGCCATACCTAATTTATTTTTTGCTTCTAGTCTTGCTTCTTGTTTTGCGATAGAAGCCTGTTCTCTCTGTAGTGCAAGATTCTCATCTGCATTACCACCAGCAGCTTCTATTGCAGCTTTCATCTCATCTAGTTTTTGTTTCTGTGCTTCTATATCATCTTTTTCTCTTTGCCTAGCAGTCAATTCTTCTGCTGATATACCAAGAAGTTTTGCCTGATTGTCTAGTTGTTTTATATCATTCTGGGCTTGTTCTTTTGCAGCTTTAGATACACCTTTTTTATTAGAGGATGCGAGTTTTCTTATCTCTGCAACTTGTTCTGCACTATACTTTTTTGCTTCAATGTCTGATTGTTTTTGTGCTTCACGATTTGCTTTTAGTTCCTCATTTTGTTTTTTGAGTTCTGCAATAATCTGTGGATCAAATTTGTCAGCCATTATTTCTTGACTCCATTATTCTTGTTGTTCAATGCTTGTGTACCAAAGTATGCGGCCACAATCGCTGCTACGGAGACATAGTAAACTGCGGCCATATCACCTAGTATCTTTGCAGCTTGATCTAATCCTATTAACAGTGCAATTACAACTAAAGAGGGATATAACAACATACCCCATAGTGCAAACCATGCCATGTATCTTTGTGCATCTTGTCTTTTATCTTCATTCTCTAATCTCATCATTCTTTCATCCATATCAAGCTCTTCATCTGTAACAATACCATCGCCATCTATATCAAGGTGTTCATACTCACTTCCCTTTTCTAGTTTCTTCTGTGCCATCATTGTTCCTCTCTTTGAACTATTTATTGTTTTCTTCTCTGTTTTTCCTTCTCCATTCTCTCATTTTCTTCTTTTATCCACTTGGATAATAATCCTACATATATTTCCCTTTCCCATGGCATCATATTTTCTATCTCTTCTAAACTCCAGTGATGATGTTGTATCATGGCGAAGTTTATTTTCATATAACTCTCTAGTGTATCATGCGAAAGGATTACCCTAAAAAACTCTGGAGGCCCTCCAACATAACCTCACTCTCTACTTTTGTATTAGGATTAGTCACTTTTATTTCATGTCTAAGTCTAGGCATAGTTTCAAAAAACTGTGTCACTTTCTGAAACTGTTCTGTATTCATCTGATCTATAAACTCTTCAACATCCTTTTGTGTCATGTCTACTCTTTTATAGATTTTCTCATCAAAGTGTATTTCATCTACACATTGATTTATCATATCAAAGATATGTTTTGAATCATTTTGTTTTAGATACGAGGCATAGTCATTTAGTGTTGGATATCTCATAACGATTTTAATTGTATCAGTGACATTCACAACATTTGTATGATCGTCAAACATTTGTACTTCAACTTCATCAAGTGGTATTGTAACTGGCACCTTTGTTTTTTCATCGTCTGGACAAGTTACAATAACTCTTGCTGTCTCACCTACAGACTTTGATCTAATCTTTAAAAAGATATACTCTATATCAAATACTGGTGAGGAGTTTGCTTGAATAGTATTATTTGTACATGCTTCTACTAAGTTAGATACAGTATTTGCAATCTCATTTAAATCTTCTGATTCTTGCGCCATCATCAAATGTTTTTGTTCCTTGACCAAAAATGGACGATACTGAGTTGTTACGCCTGTACTTGGAATTGTAATTTGATAGGTGGGTGCATTTAGTTTGGGTAAAGCCATAATTATTCATCCTTATATAATAATATTAAGTACCGCCAATATCTTGGCGTTTACTAAAAGCTACATTTCTCAGTGTTGTTCTTCTTACTTGATCTACACCAATCGCTTCAAGTGCTTCTTCTAATGGTGCTGGTAAAGAAGATTCTGAGTTCAATGACTTCCAATATCTATAAGAGAATGTTACACCTATAGTATGAAAAGCATTTTCTTGAGCGTAGTCCAATGCTTGTTCTGCAATTGCTTTTGGAAACGCTTCTATCAATTCGATGCCATATCTTCTGGCACCTCTTTCATCCAATTGGTATATCTGAACACTACCAACATAATCATCGTAGTATCCAATAGACCAAGTCTGTGGATTATATGAGAGTCTTTGCCAAGACTCAAATAACTGTTTTTCTTTCATATCTGGGCCGCACTGAAAAGTGCCTATTATCTCTGGATATGTATATCCTTGAACTATCTCTCTAGTTGGGCCGTATATGTTTGTATCTGGTTCAGTATCCATAGTTCGCCCAGGGAATGAGATTTGTGAACATCTAAGTCCAGTGGATCTTGCTGTACCATCACTGTTTACTTTTCCCATAAGAAGAGAGAAGATGTTATTTAGAGATGCTCCACTACCTCTTTGTGAACCTCTAGTTCCAGTAGGACAAGATAATATTACTTCAAACTTATTAGGTTGTGCAACACCATCGTTACGAAACCCAGCGGCTGCACTTTCGATATCATCACCGACTACACCTAATTGTCTTAGTATATCTTTTGCGATACTCATTATACCATCTTCCTTGAATCTGACCAGACTTTATCTGCTGATGCTTTCTTAAATCTTTGCACAGGCAGTAAAGTTGCGACAGTTAGTTCATCTGCATCTATTCGTCTAAATTGACTTCTAGTATATCCTGCTAAGTATTTATGTATAGTAGGACGAACCAATCTTATAGATTTTACTTTCTGATAAGTTACATTCAACACTGTGTTTTCATCAAACTGTGTGTTACTACTAAAGTCAACTATCCTATCAAGTAATCTCATTCTTAGTGGTATAGGTAAATAGTGAAAGTTGATACCTAGAAATCCATCGTTGTATCTTTCCAGAGGTAACACCAAAGGGAATGTATCGTAGTAAGGTAATTTCTTTGCATCTCTTGGCGAGTAGACAAACATATTTAATCTACCGAAATGTGGTGTAGTTGACCTCTTACCATCCCTAATCAAGTCCAGTGTTTTAGGTGTACCAAACTCTCTTATTTTTTCTCTAAACCAATCTGTAGATTTAGGACGGCCTTTTGCGGCGTCTAAAACTGATTGAATATATTTGCTAGGAACTGCCATACTATTATTTATACTTAATCCCAAGATGATCCTCAGTAAGAATTTTAAATTCCCACTGTCTATCTAAACAATACTCTTCTGCCATCTTCCATTTTGCCTGATTGATGCCCCATGTTCTTACTTTATTATACCACGCCTTAGTTTTTCTGGATGGGTTTCTGGGAGGTGGTTTGCACTGGTTTTTAGGTTTTACCTCTATCAAGAACTTTTTTATACCACCATCTTTTTGTCTTACTTTTACATAGAAATCTGGAAAGTATCTATGTTTTCTATTATCCCACGGAGATATGTAAGGAATGATATGTTCTTCACTTCCCCACTCTATAATATTGTCACTGTTATCTGCATACACCATAAATCTAAGCTCCCACGAAGAACGATAAATCACATTCATAGGATTACCGATATATTTTTTGGGATTTTTTAGTTTGTATTTGCCCTTATAAGTCATTATAAATAGTTGTACCTTTAGGATTATTTAGGAAACAATATGGCCATAGATGTAAACGCTCAAAGAGCAGTATCAACTGTAAGAAAAACTTTAAGAAAAGTGTCTGGTAATCTGCCAGGCCTTGCTGGACTTATCTCTGGTAGAGGTGGTGATTCTTCAGATTTTGCTGGACTTAATCGTAGGGCAAAGTCACCTAACCTATATGCATTTCCAATAGATGTTACAGCAGCGCCTGGGCTTGGTAATCATGGACACTATATGATTTTCTATATCAACCAACAACAAAATGCAAGGTTGAAGTTTGGACAACCAGAGTCTGGCCAAGCGAATATGGATAGAGAACAGGCAACTAGAAATATTCCAGCATATATCAAAGAGATGTTACCTAATGGTGATGGTACAGATACAAAGAAATCTAATGAAGTACAGAAACAAGTGCATGCTGATGTTCAGAAAGACCCAGATGACCCTATCGCAAAAAGACAAGGTAAAAATGCACCACCAAAGAAACACCATATTGGAAATAGAAAAAGTGGTTCTACTGTATTCTTAAAACGACCACCTACAACAAGACTAGACACTGCGATTGCACTATACATGCCACCACAAGTGCAAGTATCATATAAGGCAGGATATACAGATACACCTATCGGAGCAGGAACAGCAGCCGCGATGGATGTATACTCTACAATTATGGCAGGTAGAGGAACAGAGAGTGCAATAAGAACTGCAATAGATAGAGGTGGACAAGCATTCAAAGAAATGATTAGAGGTGGTATGACAGCAGCCATAGGTGCATTGCCTGGCATGGAAGGTGCTACTGAGGCGTTTGAGATGGCCCAAGGATTCATCACATCAGATAGGATGGAACTTGCATTTAAGGGTGTAGACAAAAGAGCATTTTCATATACATTTAAGATGATACCTAGAAATGCACAAGAGGCAGATGAGATTAGAAAGATTATATTTGCATTTAAATCAAACATGTTGCCAGAGTTTAAGGATGGTGTAAGAAATGGTCGTGAGATGATAATGCCTAATACATTTGACATAGAGTATATGTACAATGGTAAAGAAAATGATTACCTACATAAAATATCCACATGTGTGTTAGAGGGATTAGATGTAACACAAGGTGGTTCTAGATACAAAACATTTACTGCAAACGAACAAGGGGCTCCACCAGTTGAGACAAGTATTACATTGAACTTTAGAGAACTTGAACTTATAACTAGGGAGAGAGTACACGAAGGTTTCTAATGATTACGATTACAGATAGTGCAAAAGATTACTTAACCACTACAACACAAAAGAACCAGAAGAAATACGCTTATCTGGGTGTTTTAGGTGGTGGATGTAGTGGATTTCAATATGAATGGGATATGACAGATGAGACAGATAAGGGAACTTTAATTGAGGACATACTGGTTGTTGACAAACTTGCAGATATGTTTGTAATAGGATGTACAGTAGATTATGTACAAGAGTTTGGTGGTTCATATTTAAAAGTTGTGAATCCAAATGCAACTGCACAATGTGGTTGTGGTGAGAGTTTTGCCGTATAGGAGTATAGATGTATTTTAATTCTTTTCCAGTGATACCATATAAGAATGATAAAGATGGTAGTCTCAAAGATGTAACAAATCTTCTAAGAAGAGTTGCTGTTAGAGCAAAGATATCTGCTAACACAGCGATGTTTGATACTTATGATGTAAGAGAAGGTGATACACCAGAGATTATTGCTGATAGATTCTATGAGGACTCAGAACTGCACTGGATTATCCTACTACTAAACAATGTTACAGATAGATATCATCAATGGCCAATGTCACAACCACAGTTTCAAGCATATGTAAATGACAAGTATACAAACCCAAGTGGTATACATCATTACGAAATAGCACAAACCTCTGGTGATACAACAATTAAGATTGAAGTAAACGATTTAACAACATATCCAACTGCAACTGCAATAACTAATCTAGAGTATGAGGAAAGAGAACAAGACAAAAAGAGAAGTATCAAATTACTCAATCCAAGATTTGTTCCAGACTTTGTAGATGAATTTAAAGAAAGAGTCAAAGAGAGTGTAATATAATGGCTGGTATCAATTTTGCTGGTGAGTTTAAAATAGAAGAGTGTGTAATCCACACTGCAAGTGGTAATAAAACAGACATAGGTAAACTGGTTGTACAGATAGATTTGTTTGAGAGTCTCTTTGAAAAGTCTTTATCTGGAAGTGTTTTTATTCAAGATACAAATGCACTAGATTTAAATATGCCTGTCACTGGACACGATTTTCTTACACTTAAAATTAAAACGCCTGGCCTTGATGGTAGAGGTGAGTTTATTGATTTTACACAGTGTCCACTAATAGTATATCGAATGGGTACAAAACAAGAGTTGGGTGAAACTGCAAACCTAACAGAATTGTCTGTCATGACAAAAGATTTTATGAGGAGTGAGAGACATAGAACAAATTTGGCATACGATGGGGTGATTAGTGATATCGCAGAGAAAGTATTAAGGGAAGAAGTTAAGACAGTTAGACCATTATTCATAGAACCAACTGTGGGCAATAGAAACATGGTAGTGCCAAACATGAGACCTTTTGATGTGTGTAGATTGCTTGCCGGGGAAGCAGTATCAGAACAAGAGGGTTCACCACATTACTTGTTTTATGAAAACACAAAAGGTATTCACTTCAGAAGTTTACAGAGTTTGTATACACAAGATATCAAACAAGAGTTTTTTGCAAGTTCGCCTGGCGTACAAAACAAAGAGAATAGTGAGAAAACACCTAACATTGAGAAAGAACTTAAAAGAGTTTCAACCTTTGAACAAGGTGCTATATCAGATACAGTAGGTAACTATAGAAATGGTGTATTGTGTAGTAAACAGATACAACACGACATTTTTGGTAAGAGATACAATGTAAAGACATTTAATTATATTGACGATTTTAAGTCACACAAAAGAATTAACTTTAACGATAAGGATAAAGACAATCCTATCTATGCAGATACAAACATTGATGGTGATAATAAAATAAGTGATTTTACTGATGCAAAAATTTATGTTACACCTATTTCAGCGGCACCAAAAGACATAAATATAGATGCATCATACATGAAAGATGGTGCTAAATATGGAGAGGGTTTTTTGTACTCTAACAATAGATCACACGATTCCTTATTATCTAGACGCTCTAAGTTGGTTGAACTCAACACAGGGCCATCAGTAAACATACAAGTAAACGGACAAACACATCTTTCATGTGGTGATATCGTCAGATTTGATATGCCTATTCAAGGTAGAAATCATGAGGGCGAAGATACAAACAAATACTACAAGGGTAGGTTTCTAATCTCTACTCTTAGACACACATTCTCAAACTTATCTACAAAACACGAGATCTTGATGAGACTTGTAAGAGATTCATTCGAGACACCTATTCCAGTGGTTGCAGAAGTTGATGATTTCAGCACTGGGGTTAGAAGTGAAACAGATAAAGACTTATATGTATTATAGAAAGGGGGGATTATCAATAGAAAGTTCGTTATGAAAACATTCACAGAAAGAGGATTAACATGACAGCAAAAACTAGACAAAACATGAGAAGAAAATCAAGATTTATGAACAGAGACAGAACAATCGAACCACTTTCAGAGGAACATAAATACTTACTGAAAACTATTGATAAGGTAAAACATGATATCATTCAACGAACTACAAGAGGGAGTTTACGATCCCAATATTCTTAAGGCGTTCTTCATGGCAGGAGGGCCAGGCAGTGGTAAGTCGTATGTAGTACAGCGAACCACTGGAGGATTAGGGTTAAAAATAGTAAACTCAGACGAAATATTTGAGAAAAAACTCAAAGCCGCTGGCCTTTCCTTGAAGATGCCTGATAACGAACAATCTATGAGAGATCCTATCAGAGACAAATCAAAAGTCCTAACAAAGAAAAGAAAAGAAGGATACCTTGAAGGTAGACTAGGACTTGTGATTGATGGAACTGGACACGATTACGAGAAGATTGCATATCAGGCAAGACAGTTAGAAGAACTTGGATATGATACATTTATGATATTTGTAAATACATCTCTTGACATTGCATTACAAAGAAATGCAGAGAGAAAAAGAAGTGTGCCTGAATCCATTGTTATCAAATCATGGAATGATGTACAGAAGAACATAGGTAAATTCCAAAACTATTTTAGAGGTAACTTTGTTATCGTGGATAATAACTCTAAAGATGAGGACATCATGGGGATGGCAATCAAAAGAGTTCGTGCATTGGCAAGAAAGAAACTACAAAATGGTAGAGGTAAGGCTTGGATTGCAAGAGAACTACAACTTAGAAAGCGACAGTGATTCGCACTGATTCGC